AACCAGCTTACGCTGGTTACACCAATCACGAACAATGGGGTTTGTATGCCGTCTAAAACAAGGGAGAGTTATAAGACCTACCAGATCGAGCATGATGACGAGTACCGATATGGTACGCCAACATGCGAGTACGGCGGGTCAGGTCAGCTGCTACGCAAGTGGGTTTCAGTTGGTAGGTCACAGACCTCCAACCGCCCAGTAAAGATTCCAGTTGCCCCCTCGGGGAAGCAATGGAACTACTTCGTTTCGCGAGCAACCTTTAACAACTCCTCTTGGCATGCCTGTAAAAAGCGGCTCAGTAATGAGCCGACTGAGGTAGACATGCTTGACACCTACGAACGTATCTCCTATGGTACGTCCCCAAAAAATCACCTTCGGGTGAACCCCTGTTCGCACGTCAAAATTAGCGACGTGGTGATCGAGCGTGGATATGCGTACGGAGCGGATAAAACCTATTCGTACGGGATCGGATCTCGCTCTCGTGCCTTTGTAATTCAAGGCGCGTCTGAGTCTATTCCGCTGGCTTTCAAGGAGATCCTTGACGAGGCTAAGCGTTTGCGTCCCTCTGGGACGCGTCATTGGCGGAAGGTTAGCTTTGGCGATGTTGTCGACAAAGTTGTAAATCCTTTCAAAAATGAGTACGCGCAGTTCGTCGGGGAGATCATGTCTCTTGGAGACCTTGTTAAGTCAGTATCCACGAAGTTGAAGTTGTTAAAAACCGGATTAAAGGGAGCACGCCGAGCAGTTAAAGCTTTGGCTGATGCACCCATCGGTTCTGCCCGTAAGGCAGTTAACGTCACTTCGGGCGCCTACCTCGAGTATAAATTCGGGTGGGCGCAGGCGGGGGAGGATGTGGCGCGAGTAGTCGCGTTCACGCCTCTTCTTAAGGATCATCTGAGAAAGCTTACCCAAATGGACGGGAAGCCTAGGAGACTAGCGTTTCCGGATAAGGGTGGCGAGTCATGGTCTTTCGACTATGACGAGCATACCACTGTGACCGTTGAGGTCGAGTGGAAATGCCGTACGACTGTTTGTACGCGGGCTTCGATCCCTGGACTTCGGTCCAGTGTGAGAGGTTTAGCCGCGGATATTCAGAAGGCACACCTTTATTACCGGCTTGCGAAGGAGTATTACGGCCTTACGGCTACTCCTCGTAGGTTGTGGAACGTCGTACCAATGACGTTTTTAGTGGATCAACTGGTCCCTATTGCTGATGTTTTAAACGATATCAGTTCCGCACGGTATAACGTCCGTTTGGAGCCTCTTTACGTGTCTGATACATTTAAAGAGATTGCTCACTTTAAAGTCGTCCACGCAAGTGGCGCAAGTCTGGCTTTCAGCCGGACCTACTTCAATCGCCGATCGTCGTTCTTGAGGTTATTTAGCCATCGAGGCTTTTTCACCTTATTCCGACTTTCTGGCATCACAGGCTCCCTTGGCGCCCAAGCCCTTACGGGTCGTAAGCGTTAGCGGGAGTTGATTTGAGACTTGCAGGCACATAAACCTGCTTGACCACCTTATCCGGTACCAAAATGGCTATTTCCCTTGTTTCCCTGTCGCCTAGAGAGTTCTCGCAATTAAATTTTGGCGAGTACATCAACACGGCGTCTACCCACGATGAAAAGAAAACCCTCTCGGTTCAGTCGACTCTTAAGGCAAAAGGACAGTCGTCCTTCGTCTTACGTTTCGACGAACACCGAAATGCGGTTGACACTAGCTCTCCGGATGATGCCCTGGCTGTATATACTGTTGTCCGCGGTGATTTCCGCGTTTACAGCGCAGCCAATATCGCCGCTTACGTGGCAGATATTGGAGCATTGTTATCCGAAGCCAATGTCGTTCGAATCCTACGTGGGGAGCGCTAAGGAGCGCTCAAACTAACGTAATGGTTTACAGCAGAGTCCCGCAAGGGGCTCTGTTTCTTCCAACGTTAGGGGAATGGAATCTGCCTGGTACCCGTGGAATGAACCATGGTACAACCCAGGAGAAATGAAAAACCACGTTAAACGCTCGTTGATGCCCGAAAACGGGGCCCCCTTGGGCTCGGCAAAACCGACATCTAATAACGCTGAACAGGTCCTTCAGATCATTAATGAGGCATACAAATGCTTTGTTCGTGATGGCTTGCTCTCGGACCAGGACTATAAGTACATAGTTGACCGCTCTACCCATGAAGGGCTTGGTTTCTATACCAAGACACTCCCTACACTGGGCAAGGCCTTTGACAAGGCTCTCGGTTGTTCTATGTTCACTTTACCTTCAAACTTCAAAGCTTTAGCTAAGAAGGGTAAAGCGTTCGCCGTTCCAGGAGAGATCCTGGTTAAGCGATTCCTCACGGTTTTTAGCCGTGATGGCGCCCTTTTGGCCGAACCTAGCGTGGATAGCATCCGCGCCATCCGTCAAGTTTGCTTTTACGCTTACAAGGCGGATGTACCTAACGATCAAAAATCGAATGATCGCGTGGTACAGGATTTTGTGAAGTGCGAAGAACACCTTACCACTTTTGTGGAGGACGCTACCCTACCTGGTGGTGTCTTCTGCTTGTCTGATTCAGGGGCTCCTTTGGACCCGATTTTGGCTTTTGCAGCTAATGCCATTGCTAGCGTCACTGCTGGTTTTGACATCGAGCACATTCGCCCAAAGCACGGGCCAGGGGCGACATCCGATACTCCTATTCCACGAAAGTGGCTGGAGCGTCCTCGTCTTGTCAACGGGCACGCCCAGCGGGGCATCGGTTCTCAGTCTCAGCTTCTAGGGACCGCCGGATCATACCGGTGGTTCAACCCAGACCACTGTTTCGACGATCCAACGGCTGTAAAGCCGATGGATTTGTACGAAGGATGGCTTAAACCGCCATCTCGTCGTCGCGCTAAAGTCATCCTGGTGCCAAAAGACTCCAGGGGACCTCGGCTGATCTCAGCTGAGCCAGCTTACGCCCAGTTTATTCAACAGGGCATTCAACGCTGGATGTACAATGCGATCGAGCGGCACCCTTATACGGCAGGTCACGTGAATTTCACAGACCAAACGGTTAATCGCCGTTTAGCCTTAAAAGGTTCTTTGTCAGGGGAATGGGCCACTCTAGACCTTAAGGAGGCAAGCGACAGGGTCACTATGGCTCTCGTTTCTTGTCTTTTTAGTGGTAACCACTCGTTGCTGACGGCTATTCACGCTGTCAGATCCGATTTTACAGTGCTTCCGGACGGTACCGAGCTTAAGCTCGTAAAGCACGCCCCGATGGGGTCTGCTCTTTGCTTTCCGGTCATGTCGCTGTCTATTTGGTCTATCCTCGTTGCGGGCTTAATCGCCCTAGGGGAAAAACCATCGGATGCTACTGACTCTGTCTACGTTTACGGAGACGACATTATTGTCCCCGCACGCTTCTACGACGTATCCATCCGTCTGCTCGAACGCTATGGCCTTCTTGTAAATAAGGCCAAAAGCTTCCGTGGCAAGGGCTTCCTTGAGTCCTGTGGTTGTGATGCCTTTTTGGGGCACGATGTCACTCCTGTTAGATTGAGAAAGGTTTGGGGCCTTCCCCATGCCAACGATTCGCGAGGCGACCGGAGGGTCGCAACACCACTTGATGTGGCGTCAGTTAGCTTCGTTGCACATGGCAACGAACTGATCGCGAAGGGTTTGTACGAAACTGCTGAATACTCATTCAGACTTGCGTCTAAACGTTTAGGCGAGATACCGTACGTTCCCGTGGAGTGTGAGCTACTAGGTCGCAAGACCGAAAACTCTCACTGGTGGACTGTTAAGGATGGTTACCTTAGCGGTTACGTCGTTAGGTCAGTAGCTACTGACTTTCCGTGTAGTCCTTGGGACCACTTGCGCAGAATTGAATCTACGATCGGGACAGACGCTCAACCCGCTTTTGGCGTGTATGAGCTCCCACGTGATTGGAAGTTGAAAAAGCGTAAAATACCTTTTCATTTGCTTCCCGCAGGTAAGTACCCTAAATGGGTGGAAACACTCCCTTAAACCAGGTATGGCGGTAAGACCCGCCGGAGTCACGATCCTTTATTCGTGAGATTGGCTATCTTAAGGGCTGGAGTTTTAGAC